GACGAGATCATTGCGGCGATGATGGCGCTGCCGACCGAGAGCCAGCCCGCGGCCGGCGTTCGTGTCAACGGCATCCAGTACGATCTGTCGACGGTGGCGCAGCGCAACACCTGGCGCACCGACAACGTCGATCGCATTCTCTACGGTGCGGCGACATCGAACTCGGCGACCGACCACGCCACATCGTTGGCCAACGTCGACGCCACCGCCGATAAGTTCACGGCCGCGAACCTATCGCTGCTCAAGCGGGTGGCGATGGGAGCCAATCCGCGCATTCGGCCGTACAAGACCCGCGATGGCTACGAATACTATGTGGCCTTTGCCGGCCTCAACGTGTTCCGCGATCTTAAGATTGATCTGCAGACCGTGAACAAGGATGCGCGCTCACGCGAGGGCCGCGAGGTTAACGGCGCTCCCGATAACCCGCTGTTTCAAGACGGGGATCAGATTTACGACGGCGTCATCGTGCGGCTGGTGCCGGAAATCTCGCTGTTCGTGTCGAACGTCTGGACCTCGCTCAAGACTGCCGGCAACGGCGGCACCCGCGTGGAGCCGGTGTTCCTGTGCGGTCAGCAAGCGGTCGCGCTCGCCTATGGGCAGATGGCCAAGCCCACCTTCAGAAAAGAAGATGACTACGGCTTTGTCACGGGCACTGGAATCGAGGCCGCCTACGGCGTCGGCAAGATCTTCAAGAAGCACCCCAAGGCTGGCACCAAGCTGGTGCAGTGGGGCATGGCAACCGGGTTCTTCAACTCGGCTTCCGACTAAGCAAGCGCAGCGCGCTAGCTTTTTCTTTCTTAGCCGTTCAACCCGAATAGGAGAAGGAACATGGTTGCTAACCTGATGACCAACACGCCGGCCCGCGATCCGTTCAACAACGCGGTGATCTCGATCGCCGGCCGCATCACCGCGGTGTCCGGCGGTGGCGCCACACAGAGCGTCAAGATCGGCACCATCCCGGCCGGGGCGCTGATCCTGGGCGTCAACACCAACGTGGAAACGGCCATCACGCCGGGCACTGCCACGTTGAACGTCGGTACCACTGCGGCCGGCACCGACATTGCCGCCGGCATTGCGCTCACCGCGGGAACGGTGACCACGCCGCCGGCGGCGGCGCTCGCCAACCCAGTGACGGCCGACACCGACGTGTACGCCAACCTCGCGGTGTCCCCCACCGCGGGCGATGTCTATGTATCGGTGCAGTTCGTCAAGCCGGTGTCGTAAATGACCACGCTCACTTGGTTGAGCACCGACGACTATCGGGAGGGGGAAACCCCTCTCGACAGCATTATCTGGTGCGGCGTGCTATTCACCGCCGGCGACAAGGTCGAGGTTAGTGACCCGTGGATGATCGCCAAGGCTCGCGGCAATCGGTTCTTCCGGGTGGAGAATGGCGGCACGCCCAATCCCGAGACATGGACCAACGACCCGCCGCCGCCGCCGCCGATCGAGGAGCCGCCGCGCTATCCCACCACGCCGCCGGATTATCCGCCCGAGGATGAGCCCGAGCGCGAGCCCAACAAGAAGCGCAAGGGGCGCCCCCGGCGCATAAGGGACAACGGCGATGCTGATCAGTAATTTCGGCGACCTCAAAGCCGTACTCAGCAAGTACATGTTCCATGCGCGCCAGGCGCCGGACTACGACCTGATGGTGAGCAATTTCGAGCGTGCCGCCAACCGCCGCCTGCGGGTGCGGCAGATGGAGGCGATGACGCTGCTCACCACCGTGAACGGCGAAGCGAGTTTGCCGGACGACTATCTCACCTGGCGCACGGTGCTGCCGGTCGAGCGCACCCGCTATCCGACCTCCAGCGCGGAAATGGATTATGTACATCCGGCCTATCTTCCCACCATACGCAACGATACTTGTGCGTTCCTGTTCGCAATCGAGGGCGCCAAGTTCAAGACGCGCCCGATCAATGACGCGGTTGGTGCCTATGAACTGCACTACTATCAAAAAATCCCGACCATCACCGCCGGCGGCGACCTCGCCACCAACTGGCTGCTGACAGAACATCCCGACGCCTATGAGTTCGGCTGCGTGACCGAGCTCGCGGCAATCGGCCGTAATGCCGAAATGGCGCAACTCTACAAGGCACGCCGCGACGAGGTGCTGGCAGAGATCACCCAACTGTCCGCGCTCACCACCGGCCCCACCAGCCCGGCAGTACGAACCGCGGAGTATTACTGATGACGATGATCTTCGACGGTGATGGCAACGAACTCGCCGATATTGTGCTGTCGGAAAAGCAGCAATCGGTGCTTGATCACGACGAGGATATTATTGTCCTCTACCACACGCCGCAAATGCTGCGGTACATCCTCGGTGAGCATTCGGGCAGCTTCATGCTGCACAAGCGCGGAGATCGCATCGTTGCGGCAGCGCCGGACAGTTTGCGCGCCTACGCCGATCTGCAGCGCGCCATCAAAGCAGCGCGGGAGCAACACTGATGCCACCGTTGCCCGTTGCGCTCGCCGAATGGCGGCCCGACATCGCCCTGCTCGACGTTCAATTTTCTGCCGATGTCGAGAATGTTTTCGTTGGCGCCAATTCTTATCTGCCGATCCCCTCGCTGCTGCCGTTTGCCGGCGGCACGCCATTGCCGGGGCCATGCGTTGGCCTGTTCTCGGCGCGCACCTCGGATGGCGTGTGGCAGATATACGCCGGCACCAGAACCGGACTGTTCAAGTATGGCATCGGCGGCTGGATTGATGTCAGCCGCACCACCGGGGGTGCGTACAATGTGCCGGTCGGGGAACTGTGGTCGTTTGCGCAATTTGGCGACCATCTGGTGGCGGTGCAGATCGGGGATGTGCCGCAAGAGATCAACATCAAGACCGGCACAAATTTCATCGCGCTGGCCGGCTCGCCGCCGATCGCGCACAAGGTCAGCCAGGTTGGCGACTTTCTGGTGCTCTCCGGGCTGTTGAGCAATCAGCGCAAGATCATTTGGTGCGGCATCAACGACATCTACATGTGGGCGGTGGGGACCAACCTCTGCGATGAGCAGGAATTCCCTGACGGCGGCATTGTGCAGGGGGTGGCCGGCGGTGAGATCGGCTATGTCGTGCAGGACCGCGCGATCAGGTTGATGCAGTTTCTGCCGGGCGACACCGCCACGATCTTTTCGTTCACGCGGGTGGTGCAGGATCGCGGCTCGATCTCGGAGTTTGGCTATACCACCATTGCCAATGTGCTCTATTTTTTGGCCGAGGACGGCATCTACGCGCTTTCGGGTTCGCAGCTAACCCCGATCGGCAACGAGAAGGTCAACGAGTGGTTCTTGGCCAATACCGATCCTGGCCGGCGCAATGTGGTGCAAGCGATCACGGCGAACAAGCCGTGGGTGGCCTGGGCCACGCACTCGGGCTCGAGCCCGCAGCAATACGATATGGTCATACTGTACAACTGGGGGCTCGATCGCTGGGCGCGGATGACCGAATTTGCGCAGATGTGGGCTACGATGGCTTCCGCCGGCCTCGACCTCGACACCGATGGCACCGAGCCCGGCGATGCTGATCTCGACAGCAATGCGCAGCCGCTCGACAGCTTCCTGTATGAAGCCGGCCGACCGCTGGTCTGCGCGGTTGATATCAACGGCTTTCTCTGTGCGCTCGCCGGCCCCAACCTGCAGGCCACGCTCGAAAGTGCCGAAATGCATCTGGTGCCGGGCCAGCGGGCTTTTGTCGATGAAGTGTACCCGCTGATCGACGCGCCGGATGTCGTTATCTCGGTGGGCACGCGCGAGCGATTGCAAGATGACAGGGTGTGGACGCCGCCGCAGTCGCTGGAGGTGACGGGATCGGCGACGGTGCAGACCTCCAGCCGATTGCACCGCTTCAAGATGATTGCACCACGCGGCAGTGTGTGGACGCACGCACAAGGCTTTCTGGCCGACGCGCAGCCGGATGGCACCAAGGCATGACCGGGCCGGTCAAGCCGCCCTTCCGACGCGCGTTCGATGCTTCGCAAAGCCCGCTGGCCGCACGCAATGCGCTCGGGATCACTGGCACGGGAGGAAGCGGCGGCGGCGCCCCACCCGGCGCGGAATACATCGTCGCGGTTGATGATCCGACGCTGACCAACGATCGGGTGCTGACCAACACGGCGACGGTGACCTGGGATTTGGCCACCGCGGGCCAGGTCAAGGCCAACGCGGTGGTGCCAGCCAGCGGCGCTCCGGTGGGCGCGCAGTACATCACCGCAGCGACCGATCCGACGCTGACCAATGAGCGCGTGCTGACCAATACACCCACGGTGACGTGGGATTTGGCAACGGCGGGACAGGCAAAGGCGAACGCGGTTGCTGGCGCGCCGGTTGGCGCCGAATACATCACGTCGACGGCCGATGCCACGCTGACTGCCGAGCGGGTGCTGACTGATACCGCGAGCGTAACGTGGGATCGCACTACGGCGGGGCAGATCAAAGCCAATGCGGTCGGTGGCGCTGGCTCCCCGGCGATCGGCTTCCGCGCCGTGCGTACAACCGACCAAGCCGTGTCCGGCGGCACAACCGAGAAAGTGTTTTTTCCAACCGAGGATTATGATCGGGGCGGTTACTACGACCCGGTAACGAGTGTATGGACGCCACCCGCCGGATTGGTCCACATGGACGTGGGCCTGTTTGTCGCTGCTGGTGCCACGGCCAACGGCTCTTGCTCTGCATTCATCTTCAAAAACGGGGTGATGCTCAAGCAAGGGGTGCTCTACACGCCAACGGCTGCGGCCGGCAGTCAACTTAGCGTGGACGATGTTGCCAACGGTACCGACTCCTATACCGTCTACATATCCTGCTCCGCAGCGGCGCCGGTTAATGTCTACGGCTACCCGCCGACGACGTTTTTC